GCAGCCGCTGGACCTCGGCCTTCAGGGAGTCGATCTGTCGCTGGAGGTCCGCGACCGCCTTGCGGTCCTCGTCCTCCTCCGTGTCCTCCTCGTCGTCTGGGTCCATCTCGTCGGCCCGTGCGAGGAGGTCGGCCGCGAGGGTGCGGAGGTAGTCGGCGGTCTCGACCGCGAGCGCGCGCTCGGCGTCGCCCGTCTCCTCCTTGTCCTCGTCGGTCTCTTCGGCCCGGTCCTCGTCTTCGGTGTCCGTGTCGTCCTCGGACTCCTCCTCGTCGCCCGACCAGTCGAGCAGCGCGGCCTCGTTCTCCTCCAGCCACGCCTGCGCGGTCTCGACGTCGAAGGCCTCGGCATCGAACGCCACGCCCTGGACGGCCATCTCGCCGCCCTCGGCGAGCTTCCCGACCACGCACACGACGCCGTCGGCGCCGGGCCACTCCATCTCGGAGAGGGTGTCCGGGTCGAAGGTGTCCGCGGGGCGAAGGATCGCCTGCAGCATCCCGTCCTCGGTCTGGGTGACTTCGCGCTTCATGGCGCCCTCCATGCCCTCCAGGAGGGCCTTCCAGGATTCGATGCCGCGCCATGCGCGACGCATCACGGAGACGTCCGACTTCGTCAGACCGCCGACCTGCACGCCGCGCTCAATCGCGACTGCGTCGACGTCTGCCGGCACCGGCACGGCCGAGAGCTCGGTGAGCTCGGTTCGTGCGGATGCCCAGATGGCGCCTGCGGCCCGCTCCTCGTCGGTCACGTTGCGGGACTCGAGCACGTCGAAGCCCACGCTGACGGCGTGGAGGAAGCCGGCCTTGTAGAGACGGAAGATCGTCTCGGCGAACTCGTGGTTCTGCTCGATGCCCGCGAACTCGACCTCGGCGATCAGATCGTCGCCCTTGACGTAGACGCGGACGACCCGGCCGATGGGGAGCCCCCACGAGTCGTGGGCCCAGAGGAAGACCGGGTTGCGCTGGAAGTTCTCCAGTTCCCAGCCCTTCACGTCGATGATGCCGCGGTCGCGGGCGACGCCCTGGGTCGAGGCGACGAACTTCAGCGTGCGCTTCTTGCCCTCGACGGCGCGCACACGCACGGGGATGAGCCGGGGAGACGTCCGAGCGGGCGCGGTAGGCATGGCGCTGGATTCCAGCGCCGGCACGTCGATGGACAGGATAGCACCGGGTCCGACACTCGCGAGAACGAGATCAGGCGGGGGCCGCCGTGCATCGGCAGTTGATCGTCTGACTGCCAGGTGCCTGGAGGTCGCCCGGGTGCCGCAGTGTGATCCCCGGCACGAACGACTGCCCGCGCTCCACGACGTCCCCGTCGAGGTGTACGTGGGCGTCGCGGACGTGGGAGTCGCCCGAGGTGATCCACTCCGTGGCCGTGACGCCCGCCTCCTCGAAGGCGAGGTCCCGGGCGCCGTTCGTCGTCTGCGCGCTCTCGGTCCGCGCGATCGTCAGACTGCGGGACTGAGCGCCGTTGAAGAGCGTCCGCATCCGTTCCTGCAGTTGCGTGACCGTCTCGCCGTCCCCCATGCCGAGGAGCAGTTGCTTGCGGATGCCCTTCTCGAGCGTCTTGTCGATGCGGACGACCTTGATCTCCTTCTGGGCCAGGAACTCCAGCACGCGCGGGTTCTCGCTGTCGAAGTAGGCGAGCGGTTTCCCGAGCTCCTCGGCTACGCCCTCCGCGGCTGAGTCGATGATCTGACGGTAGACCGGGTTCACCAGCGCCTTCAGTTGCTCGTCCCAGCGCTTCCTAGCCTTGGCGAGGTAGGCCTCCAGTTCGGTCGCCGAGGTCGTGCGGATCGCACGGTCGCCGTCGAGCCAGCGCAGCACCTCCTTGCGGCGGGCGTGGAAGAAGCGCTTGAACTTCCGCCGCAGGATCCGCTCGCCCGGGTTCATCACGCGCCGGCTCACTGCGCGCCAGTACGCCTCGCGCTGCTTCTGAGTCCGCCGGCCGGTCTTGCGGGCGCGGATCGGCTGCGCGGTCCACGAGCGGAGCAGGGCCTTGGCGTGCGCGTGGATCGCCTCCACCGCCTCGGCGCCCTCCTCGTCCGACCCCACCGACCCGCCCTCGAACGCCTCGTCCGCGAACGGGTCGCCCATCACGATCTGGTCGGCAGGAGCGAGCGAGAACGGGAGGAGCGAGGTGTCGCCCCAGTCCTGCGCCTCCAGCCCGAGGTCGAGCTTCTCGACGGCCTGGTTGTAGGGCACGCCCTGCTGCATCATCTGCGCGAGCGCGGTCAGCTTCTGCGTCAGGTCGTCCTTCAGCGCGGCGACGTTCGAGACGTCGAACTCCAGCCAGATCGCACGACCGCCCGCGACCTTCGCGCGAGCCCGCGCCATGCGATCGCCACGGGTCCTGAACAGCCGCGCCTCGAACACGTCGGCGCAGGTCTTGAGCAGCGACAGGATCTTGTTCTCCCAGAGGATCCGCTTCGCCTCCTGCGACGTCGCGCGGTTCACCTGATCGGTGTCGCCGAGCAGCACCTTGTGGACGCCGAAGACCATCGCGATCTCGTCGCGGTGGAACTTCCGGCCGACGAGGAACTCCATGTCGCGCTGGTTGACGCCGAGCTGCTGCCACTCCATTCCGCCCCACAGCACCATCATCCGGTGCTGCTTGCCGGAACCGACGTGGCGGTCCTCGAACGACTTCTTCGCCTGGTCGCGCTGCGTCTTCCCGGGGTTCGCCTCTCGCGGGTAGACGAGCGCGCCGCTCGGCATCGCGCCGTTGTCGAAGAACGCCTCCTGGTAGCGCTGCGCCTTCACGTCCGCGCGCAGGCTCGGCATCGCGGCCCGGATCTCGGAGAGGCCGCGAAGCGGGTTGTTCGGATCGAAGCGCTTGAACTGAAGCACGCGCTCGGGCGCCAGGTCCACCACGCCCGTACTCGTCGTGCACTTCCAGTTCGTGATCAGCCCCGTGGCAGGGTCCACGTCCTCTGCGAAGCAGCGGCCCGGGAGCGGCCACAACTCGGCCGGCACCTCGTCGTCGGTGATCTCGTCGCCCTTGCCCTCCATGACGAGGAACACCTCGCCGTCGAGGAAGCGGTAGGCCCAGAACGCGCCCCAGAACTCGCGGCGCGTCAGGTGCGGGTTGGGCGTCAGGAACAGGTCGTACCAGGGCCCCTCGCTGATCGGCTGCTTGTCCTCGTCCGTGCCCGTGTAGAGCGTCGGGTCCGCGTCGAGGCACGCATCGACCAGCACGTCCACGCAGCGCGAGACGGTGGCGTGGACCTCGTAGGGGTTCCCCACCTCGCCCTTCGCGTTCAGCATGTTGATGATCGAGCCGCTGAAGCCGGGGTCGGTCGGGGCACGGGTGCCATGTTCGAGCGCCTCGCGTCGGAGGCGGCGCGCGTTCTTCTGGACCTGTCGCACGGCTACCCCCCTCCGACCTTCATCAGGATCCACGCCCACGTCGCGACGAGCCCCGCGCCGAGCACGCCCAGCACGGCCTTCACCACGCCGTCGCGCCCACGATGTTCCGCGAGCGTGTCCTCCACCTTGTCGAGCCGCGCGCTTACGTCGCGCATCTCGGACTTCGTGGCGGCGCCCTGGGCGAGACGCAGGATCTCGGCGAGCATCCCGTCGCGCTGGTCGCCCTCGCGAGCGATCCGGTCGAGGTCGCGTTCCTTCATGCCGACACCCCGTACTTCCCCGTGATGTAGGCGCGCATCTTGGTCAGGAACGTACCGCTGAATGCGCCGGCGTACTCCAGCACGAGCAGCACCGACCCGTTGAACAAGTGCGTGCCCTTGTCGGATCCCAGGTAGCGCACGTTCCCGAACGTCTGGAGATTCGTGCCGCCTCCTCCGTCGGATCCGCCGGTCCTGAACGTGTACGCGCCATCGACCGCGTACGTCACCTCATGCCAGATCGGGTCCGTACCCGAAAGAGCCTGGGAGGACGATCCGATCAGTGCCACCTGTGACTTCAGGAGTTGCACGGTCGCGTTCGCGGCGCGAACGAGCATCCCCCCGCTGCCGGCCGTCCCGATCACGGCCTTGTAGCCGGAGAGGTTCGTATACGCCGCGAGGAACAGCATGTGGTTCGGCACCTGGTCCGACCCTAGCGTGTTCGCCATGTCCTTCGTGCCGTCGAACTCGAGCCCAGGATTCCCGTTCCCGTCGATGTCGGCACGCCACAACGGGCGCTCCGCCTCGGTGGCCTGCGTGAAGTCGAAGCCCGAGCCACCGCGCTCCGTCCACGTCTTCACGCCCTCGCCGTCCGAGCACTGCTCATCTGCTCCATCGAGGCAGGACGCAGCGGCGGGATTCCAGATCCGCGCGTCGGCGGGTGCGTCCCACCATGGGGCCCACGACGTGAACGCGATCTCGGCGTCCGAGGTTCCGCCTGCCCCCGTCGCGCGGATCGTTACCGGGGACGTCCCCTCATCGGTCGGGGTCCCGGTCAACTCACCCGTCAATGCGTTGAGGTCGACCCCGCTCGGGAGCGCGCCGGACTGGACGGTGTAGGCATCAACGGCTCCGCCCTGGTTCGTCGGCGAAGCTGCGGTCATCTGCTCGTCGCCAGGCCAGTAGTACGGCGACCCATCGTACGAGATGGAGGGAGCCGCCACCCCACCGCGAACCCGGACTGTCGTGAGAAGCCTGGACACGCCTACACCGAGCGGGTAAGGACGCTGAACACACGCTCGGCGCCCTGGTTCGTCGGGCTCGCCGCCGTGCCGCTTCGCACCTTGACGTAGCGGGCGCCCAGCAGGCGCACCGGGTCCAGCGCGACCATCCGGTCCGCGCCGATCACCGTCGAGTCGGTCAGGCTGACCTCGCCGTCCTTGTCGAACAGGTCCACGTACGTCGAGCCGTCGTAGGACACGCTGAACGTCACCGCCGCCGAGGTCCACCCGGCCGGAGTGATCAGGCCGATGATCTGGCGGCCCTTGAGGTCCACGGCGCCCGAGAGGGCGGCTCCGTTCGCGATCGTCGCCGTCAGCGCTTCGACGACCGTGTCGCCCTTGCGTTCGTAGGCCATAGGGACTGCTCCCGCATGGCCGACACGTCGCCCACCACCCTACACCAGCCGAGCCCCCCTACCAGAACTCGAAGCCCGGGGGGCCGCCCTTCGCCGCGCCGACGTGCCCTGATACGGCCAGCGCCAGAGCGTCCGCGTCGTCGGGCGAGCGACCCAGCCGAGCCTTGATCTGCTCTTTGGGCTCGAGGATCTTGGCGCGGCCACTCCACTTGTAGGTGGGCGCGAGCAACTCCTCCTCCAGGTCCTCGTCAGGGTCGAAGGCGGCCTCGTCGCGCAGCCAGTCCCTCAGTCGCCACCAGAGTTCCGTGCGGCGGTTCTGCCACTCACTTGGGTCCGTCGCCCGCGCGCCGAACTGGTTCTCGTAGACCTCCAGTTCGGCCGGCGCCTCGCCGCGCTCCTGCAAGTCGTACACGCCGTCGACCGCGCCCGTGATGCCGCCGACGTCGATGGCCACGGAGACGGCGCCGAGGTCCTGGGCGGCCTGCACGGTGCGCTTCGCGATCGGGCCTCCCGTGGCCTTCGCCATCTCGAAGACCAGCCACGCGAGCACGCCGTCGGTCGCCCAGCACTTCGTCAGGTCGTCACCGAAGCGGGCGCAGTCGAGACCCAGCCGGATCGTCTCTCCGCGCTCGTCGCCGCGACCCTCGAGACGGTCTCTCGCCGCCTGGATGTGCTCGAAGCCGATCACCCCGTCAGCAGCGGCCGGCGGGAACTTCGCCTCGACCAGCGCCCGGTAGATGTGCGACGCCTTGCCGTACTTGCGCGCCATCCGCTCGACCCACTGCGGCCCGTTGAGCCCTGGAATCACCTCGCGGTTCTGAGTGCAGTTCGGGTTCTCGGTGGTCCTGATGCGGATCGTCTTCCGCACCCCGGGCTTGTCGGAGTCGCGGCACGCCTTCGCAAACGGGTGGTTGGGCCCGCACTTGGGGTTCCCGATGCGGAAGATCCGGTCATTGAATCCGCCGGCGCAAGACTCGACGGCCTGGAAGACGAAGTCCGAGAGCCCCGCCGCCTCGTCCTCGATCACGAGCACGTTCGCCGCGTGGAAGCCGGCGAGGCTGTTGACCTCGCGACCGACCATGCCCTTCATGTACCACTTCGGCTTCTTCTGCCAGAGCGGGTCGGCGGGGAGGAGGTTCCCCCCGAGCGGGGCCCGCGCTTTCTCGTGCGCGTCGCGGATCTCGCCCCAGAGGATGGTCTTCACCTGCTTCTCGGTGGGCGCGGTCGTGATGACGACGCCCTTCCGGGTGCAGACCCACCACCACGCGACGCGCGCGGCCAACCAGTCCTTGCCGACGCCGTGGCCTGAGACAACGTTCGTCTCGGTGTTCTCCACGATCGACTGGAGGATCTCGACCTGCCGCTCCCAGGGCTCCTCGCCGAGCCAGGTGCGGATCCATGCGGCGGGATCCCTACGCCACTTCGCCACGGCGCTCTTCGTCTTCGAGGGGGCTACGCTACCCACGCCTCAGCGTCCGCGCCGTAGAGCTGCCGCTTGAACGCCTCCAGCCGCTCGAACACGTCGTGCGCGGTCCAGCGGCTCACGTCCTCGTCGATCTCGACGCAGGGCACTACCCACGCGGGGCGGAACATCGGAAGCTGCGCGAGCGTGTCGTGGAAGCTGCCGCCCTCCGCGTCGATCTTCCGCAGGATCTCCACCCGCCGCTGGCCGATCAGCACGTGGCCGCGGTGGGTGATGATCGGATGCAGCAGGCCCCGCTCGCGGATGTCCGCTTCGAGCCGGTCGTAGCCCTCGCGCGCCTCGGGTCGCCGCTCCTCGTACGGGCGCCACGTGAAGTGCACGTGCTCGCCGTCGAAGCCGAGGACGAGTTCGTCCAGGCGGTAGGTGCGGCGGTGGTGGTTCACTCGGGCACCCCCAGGTCCTCGTCCTGAAGTACGCGGAAGAGGTGCACGACCTCGCCGTCCAGGTCGTTGTAGACCTCGGCGTAGGCGCGGGGCTTGAGGAGGAGCACGGAGGCGGCCCCGCCGAAGGTCTCCGTATAGGTCCGGTGCGTCGGGAAGTGGTCGATGATCCACGGCGCCATGCGGAACTTGCCGCCGAAGTAGCGCAGGAGAGGGCGGGTCACGCTCACGTCCGCGTCACCTCCGCGGCCTTCACGGCCTCTTCGACCTCCTGAGGGACGCGCCAGAGGCCCTGGGCTCCGCTGATGAACACAGGGGCCTTCAGGACCTCGACGTCCTCGAGGACCCACCCGAACGGGCCCACGAACCAGGGGTTGCTCGACTCCCGGATGCAGTCGGTGACGACGGCCGTGGCGAGGATCAGGCCGAGCCGATCGTGACGCTCCAGCGCCGCGTGCTGCCTGAGTGACATGGCGCGCCTGGAGCCCACGAGCCGCTCGTTCCACCGCAGGAGGTCGTAGCCCCGCCGGTCGAACCGCTTCCCCGCGTGGAGCGCGATCCGGTTGCCGAGGTGATTCAGCGGGTAGTGCCAGGTGCGGTTCTCGATGCGCTTCCCGTGGAAGCAGATGCAGTCGAGCCAGGGCTGGAGGATCGTCAGGGCGCGCATCTACCGGCCCTCCTCGGCGGCGAGCCACGCTGCATACGCGCCGTCAAGATCCGGCACGACCGCGCCCTTGATCCCGAGGCGGCACTCGTAGTCAGCGAGGAGGGCTGCGCTCAACGCATCCCGCGCCCGCTGGACCGCGTCATCGGCGGGCGGGGTCAGGGCAACCGTATCGAGCAGCCTCCGGCAGATGTCGCGGAGCACGCCCTTGCTGCCCGCCTGGATCTGCTCAGGCAGCCAGCACCAATCGTGCTCGGCATAGGGATGGGGCGCACGGCCATCGCGAACGGCCTCGGCGACGTCCTGGAGTGAGCGAGGTTGTCTGCCCATCACCTCCCCTGTCCAGCGACCGGATCCCCGATCGCGTCGAGCATGGCGTCTACGGCGGTGGCATCCCCACGCACAGGGGGCCTGGGCCTCGTGCACGAGCTGCCCGTCGGGGTCGAAGCTGGGCATGAAACGCGGGCCGGGTTCGTGGACGTCCATCGGCGGGAGAGTGTACGCGAGGACCCGCACCTCGACGTCAGCGCTGTTTGGGCCCGTGCTGACGTAGCCGAGGCGGCGACCGTCCGTGGTGGTCGAGGTCGCGAAGATGACCTCGCCGCTACTCACCGTCCGCCTCCTCGACCAGGTCCACCGCCGTCGTCTGGATCGGGCCGCCGTCGGGGCCGGAGTGCTCCAGCCGCTTCAGGTCGCCGTACTTCGACGGAAGCAGTTTCGCAGCCACCCACTTGCGGGCGTCGGCTCGCACCTTCGCAGCGGCCGAGCTGTCGCGGTCGTGCGCCGTGTCCGCGATCTCCACGATCTCGTCGGCGTAGCCCTCGGCCTGGGCCTTCCGCGCACGCGCGTAGCGCTCCACGAGCCCAGGGTGCTTCTCGGTCTCGTCCAGCCACTTGAAGACCCCTGAGACCGAGGGCATGTCCGGGTCCTTGCAGATCCGCCGGAGCGACTCCCCGCCAGCGAGGCGCTCGCAGATCCGGTCGAAGACCTCGTCGCTGAAGGGGGTGGGTTTCTGGGGCATGGCTTCACCCTACCCGCTCGACCGATGCTTGGCGAAGTTCCCGTCCGCAGTGGCTGCAGAACGCCGCGTGGAGCGTCCACCGCCCGCAGGAGCAGAGCACCTCGACGTCCGTGACGCTCGGGGCCCTGACTCGGGCTGAGTCCGTCAGTCGCGGCTGGGTGCGTCTGCGGGTCGGGTGGTCAGTACGGCAGACCATCGTCGTCTCCTGCGAGTCCGTTGGTGGGCCTGGGGTCGGGCGACTTCAAAAGCTCCTCGGCAGCGGCGTGTTCGCACTCCTGGTACCACGCGGTGAGGTGCCCGGCGCAGAGGTCTTCCTCGAGCCCGATCGGTCGATGGCCCTGGACGTTCGGTCCGGCGGCGGCCTTGGTGACGCGTCCAGCGTCGGCGCACCTGACGCAGAAGCCGGGAGTGTGTTCCACCACCTCCCGGGAGGGCGACGGAGAGAGCGGCGCACCGCGGCGCGAGCGATCGGAGTCGCCCGACCCCCCAACCCCCCCTCCCTTTATGGAGGGGTTGGGGTTGGGGTTGGGGTGGATGCCGACACCGGTGTCCGTATCGGAGTCCGATACGGTGTCCGTACCGGTGTCCGTGTCGGTCGGGCCCTTGGTAGAGCGGGACTTACGGCGCTTGCGCTTCTGCGGCTTGCGCGCCTTTCGCCGCCCGTTCATCTCGTCGGACCACTTTTTCCGCTCATCTAGCGCCGCAATCCACGGCTGGTGTTGCGCCCAGTCGTGCAAAACGTGCCATCGGTGCACCGTATCGGAGGCCGTATCGGCTACCGTGTCGGACTCCGCATCGGTCTCGGGTGCATCGAGCCACCGGATCTCGACCAATGTGCGGACCCACTCGTCGGGGTCGCCGGTCCAGTCGGAGGCGATGGCGATGTCCTCCGGGGTCATGTCCGAGAGGATCCCGGTGTGTCGGTTGTCGGCGGCCCAGCCCCACAGTTCCAGGAGACTCAGGGCGGCTTCCGGCCCGAGTCTGCGGATCAGCTTCCGCGTCTTTGGGTGGCGGGTCCAGCGGCGGTGGAGGCGCATGTCGTCCTTGGTCTGGACTGCCTTGAACCCGGGGCAGCGACCGATCATCACGCCCCCTTCCGGTAGGCGTACAGCACGCTCGACCGGTCCCGCCCGAACACCGCCGCCACGTCGTCCACGGCGAGCAGCCTCGCGCCGTCCTCGTCCACGATGGCCGCTACGCGCTTCATGGCGGTGTGGCGGGCCTTGCAGACCTGGTGGAGCCTGCTGGGCCCCATGACCGCATCGACCCGTACACGGGCGCGTGCAGCCTCCTCGGCGATGATCTCGGCGATCTCCTCGAGCACGTCGTCGGGGTAGATGTCCACGAGGTCGGGGGCGATGTCAGTCACGGCAGCTGCCCCTTGCTGCTGCGTGGATGCGGCAGCGCCTCGCGACGGGGTCGATGATTGCGAGCAGGTGGTCCTCGGCCTCCCTGATCTCGTCCGGGTCGCCCCCTCGTGCGGCCCGCCTGGTCTGTTCGTGGGCCCGCGCAAGGGCCCTGACCGTCCTGTCGTCCAGCCTCATCTTGCCTCCAGCCCCTTTTCCCCAGCCGGCGCGGTGCCGACCTTCTCGGGCTGTTGGCTACTCCAAGGGCAGACTCGCGGCGCGCGTCGCACGCTCACCGCCTGCCCGTGCCTCTTGCCCTCGCGCCCGCAGAGCGCTCGGTTCCCGTACCAAGGGAAGCCGTGCGCCGGTCCTCTTGCGCGAAGCCGGTAGAACGTCACTCGATCTCTCGTCACCTTGTCTCTCCCTTCAAGTGCTGAACGAGCTGCTCGCCGATGAAGCGCGAATAGGCGGGCGGGATCGCCTGCCGCAGCTCGGGAACCTTCATCCATTCGATGCCCATCGCATCGCGCCAAGTCGCGACGCCGCCGTGCTTGATGCCGTCTCGCTTCGAGCTCCCTCCCGTGTTCCCGTAGACGGCGACGAGCTGCCCTTGCTTGTGATGAGCGCACGGCGGCGGGCAGACCGAGAAGCTCGTCTCGAAGAGCCGGTGCCGCCGAACGCGCAGCCCGAACATCGAGCCGCAGAGAACGAAGCCGCCGAGCAGCGGCGCGTCGCCGAGCATCGGTGCCTCTTCGACGTTCTCGATGATCCAAGGCAAGCCGCTCGCGATGAGCAGCTCGCGCGTCTCGTCGAGAAGGTCGGGATGCAGCTCGCGCGTGCCGTGCTGCCCTGCGAGCTTCGTGAAGCGCTGGCAAGGCGGGCTCGCGTGAACGGCATCGAACGCCGAGAGATCGCCGCTCGCGAACTCGATCGCGTCTGCCTGGACGAAGGCGAACGGATAGCGAGGCTGCGCTCGATGATCGACGCCGGTGAGCTCGAAGCCCGCTTGCGCGTATCCCATCGACGCGCCGCCCGCGCCGCAGAAGAGGTCGAGCATCCTCACGAACGCCGCCGGTGCTTCCTGCGCCCATCGGGCCGAAGGTGCTCGACGTCTCGCTCTCTCCCGCAGCAGGGGCAGACCTCGATCCGGCCCGCCGTCCATTCCGTCTTGCTACCAGCGCGTCTCGACGACACCTCGCCCGCGTTCCTGGCTCTCGTCAGCGCCATCCTCAGCGCCCGACCACCCACGGGATTGAGCACGTCGTCGCGCAGACCCAGCCTGTACCGGATCGCGCTGGTGCTGATCCAGTCGCCCGCCGCCTCGATGATCTGGAGCGCGGCGCGTCGGATCGGCGTCCACTCGCACCACGTTTTTGCGGGTCCGGTGTTGTTCATTCCCCGTCCCCGTCCCCGTACCCGGACCCGTCCCCGTACCCGGACCCGGACCCGGACCCGTCCCCGTCCCCGTACCCGTACCCGGACCCGGACCCGTCCCCGTCCCCGTACCCGTACCCGGTCCCGGACCCGTCC